TCAGGCTGTGACGGCGCTGGCCGCAGGCGCGACTTGCTCCAGGGCTCGGTCAACGAGTAGAGCACTCAGGTCGATTAGCTGCTGGATGCCCAGGACGATGGCGCGGTGAGGTTCTTCCAGGTCGAAAGCCAAGGTTGCAGCCATTTGGTTGGCGGATTCCAGGTTTTCGGCGGCGTTGGCTAGAAGGGTTTCGGTGTCTATGTCGGGGCTGACGAGGAATAGATTGCTGCTTGGTTGCCCGGCGGGTACGTCGTCATCGGATGACGGCAAGTAGTGATGGATAGCGCGCTGAGCCGCTGCTTGAAGCTTGGCATCAGTGGGTGCGGTATTTGAGGCGTGAGGCGGGTTCGGTGTGATTTTGTACATGGCGAAGCTCCTTAACTATTCAGGAACTGCCAATCTCACTTCCACATGAGGGTGGCAGCTGTACGCAGGTGTGGAAGACCAGGGCTAAGGACCCGGCGCACCGAAGTGCCCCGCGCACAGCCGCCATAACACATGATACAGGCGTAAAAAAAAGCCGGTAGGTGTTTATAGGCGATTGCGTCTTAGCTGGTACGGACTTCCACATCCGGCCGCTGGTTTTCCAGCGGTTTGAGGAGGTTAGCGATGCGAGGTCTGAGGGGCAAGCTGAGAAAAGTGTGGGAAATTTCTCAAGGAATACTGGAGAGTTCCATGGTCTGCCCCCGCATCATCACCATGAAAGACGTCGTACAGATCCGTTTGTTCCGCTGATTGCGAAGAACTGCAGCAAAATCGAGCGAGTGATCCGCCGTGACATAAATGTCGCTGCTACCGAGCAAAGGGCAGCTTGCATACTGCACCGTCCAAGTGCACCGATTGGTTGATCCTCTGCCCGAGCAGTTTCTCACCAAAGAAGAAATTAATTGGACGGGGTTATTTGACCCTAATCATTTCCACTCAAGGCCTGAGCTATCGAATTCGAAGACCCTGCTGCCCTCTTGGTAAAAATCGGCCTCGATGTAGATTTTTTCGGACTTCCGAGCTTGGGCAACGAACGACGACGCACTGCTGATGAAAAGTAAATTGGAGCTGTGGTCATCAGGCTCGCTGGCTGACATGCGCAGAGCATTGCCCTTAGAAAATCTGACGCGTACATCGCAGTCATCGTATCCACAAACAAACTGACCTTTCTCGATAGCTACATACACCGACGTGCCCCACCGTGGATGCTTACGGATAGTGAGTGTGGCTCTTTGCACGCCGCTGTACGGAAACTTGAAATCCACGGTATTCAACGACGAAACGTACGCCCGCCGCACTGGTTTTCCGGACATATTGTCCTCACCATCAGAGTAGTTCCAGGTTAACCCCATGCTTCGCCGAAGAGCCTTTTCTGCTGCAGCTTGTTCTCGGGCTTCCGCTTCTCTGGTCTGCTGAGTAGCGAGCCTCGAGAATTTATCAGCATTGGCCTGGTAGGTATGGTCGATAGCGGCTAGTTGGGCGTAGGTGTCTGCAAGACTTTTGTAATCGCCCTGCTTGATGCTCGCAATGGACGCGAGGAGAGTCGATTTCGTTTGCTGCTTTTCAACCTCAGCCTTTTGCCCCGCGACCTTCGATAGCGCTTGGTCAATCTCAAAGCTGCCAGCATTACCGTACTTAGCGCCCAAGGCGGTGGCCCCGGCGTAATCCTGCTTGTCGGTCAAGGCATTCATCTCCGCTAGGATTGCATCTTTGTTAGCGGAAACGTAATCGCGCTTTTCCTTCAAGGCCTGCTCCGCCTTCTGCTGGCTGACTATCGCTTGCTGAGCAGATCGCTCGGCGCGATCAGCATCCAAAGCCTTGTTGCTCGTGTAGAAAAAAAGACCAAAGCAAACCAAGGCAACGACAGTACGGCCACCTGGTGTGATGGTGATATTGGTTTTGTCTTTGATCAGTCTGTTGATCTTTGGTACGAACATGCTGGCTGCGAGAAGCATGATCAAACCAGACAGGAAGCTGGTGAACATAGCGCCTAGGGCAACAATTAAGAAAACCGCAAACAGCAGCCACATCGCAAACGATCTGAAAAACCCGACAACCCTTGAGTCTGCCACTGCTATCGCTCCCTGATCAATTGTCAAGGAACATATGCAATAGCACTGTGCCAGTCAACGCAATACCGACAACTGACCTACCGGCAAAGCACTATAAGTACCTTCAAGATAGAACTCTAACGATCAACACCCCGCCCCTCCTAACCCATTGCTGATAAACCGATCACCCTTGGCATTCTCCATGCCAGATCCAATACCCTCAGACACAGATCACCGCGAGACCTACCCCGCCGCTTCTCCGTGGCCCCCATGATGGATTGGCACGGCTAATTCTACAGGCCTCGAAACACCAGGCCTCCAGCGCCATCAAGAGACGTACGTACCACTTTCGTGCCACCCATCTCCTTTTACCCAGCCGGGACAAGCGACTTTCCTCTCGCTTCGTCAGCACACGCACCTGTCGCCAATCCCCGTCACTTCTTACAAGCGTTGGCATGTGGGTAAAAAAGACCTGCGGGAGAGTGTCTCTTCATCATCTGCATGAGTAAGTGGCAAAGCGCTCGGCTGACCCATCTACGGGAGTTACCCTTTTTCGATAACCAACACCCGGCCTTTGCCGCGCTCGTCCAGGTGCAGCACTACGGAAAAAAATCCATTTAGCCCGCAGGCGAGGTGGGCGGACGACGGCGCAAGCCGTTTTACAATCTCGAAATCAGATGGAAGGACTACCTCCCTAATGCAATCAAAAAGCCACATCATGTATAGTCACTCCTTTTTGCCGATCCGTTGACGATAAACGGTCGGTGGACCTTGTTCATGGATGGCTTCGATGGCTAAAAACCCGTTTCAGAAAATTGCGTTGCAATCACAGCAGATACCAGATTGCTTGGCGCGTAACGGTGCATCAGTTGTCGGCATAGACACATCGAAAAACAGCCCCCACATCTATGAATACTTACACAAAGAAATCCCCCACAAATTCAGTTTATTTATTTTGGGAAATGGAACATTCACTATTGGCCAATGCACTGGCTACTGCAAAGAAACCTTCAAATTTTTTGCGGAAAAAATAGTCAGTGAGTGCGCGGGTGACGACACACCGTTTAATTATTCGAAATCAAATCTTGCTAATCGCGCTCAAGAGATAATTGATTATCTCCTGCACGAAGGTGCTTTAATTGAAGAAGATGTAGCTGATGCAACTGGCCGCCGACTTCGCATGAGAGGGCCACAGAGAGACACGCTCACAATAAAAATACATAGAAACGACACAGTTCAGTTTCAAGGAAAGCGCCTAGATCTTTCAACTAAGCTATCTGACTTTTTAAGCAATATCTTATCTTTAGATGACGTCCTACGGAGTCAAATAGAGATTTTTTCGGTTGCCCTAACGGTTTCAGAAGTAAAGGACGAACTCGCAGAGAGAATTCCTGCGGCATGCTCATATATTAGTGAAGCTGTCAGAATCCAGCTCTCGGCAGCGCTGACTCTTACTAAAGTCGAATTAGATATCGAAGACCACTCCTATATAACTTTTCCGGCATTACGAGGCTTGGAAGGTTTTCTAAAGGATGTCCTCAGAGCTGCGGGTTATCAAGTGCAGCCGAAATTGGGCTTTGGAGAGTATTTTGATGAAGGGAAAATGCGACGTGATCAAGCTAACCATGCCGGAGTTGTGAAAGCAAAAGTTCTGAACCAATGCTATCTTTACTGGTCAGACCAACGACATCGGCTTTTCCATATGGATAGCGTTGACACTCAGACAACACGGCGCTTAGATGCGAATGAGGCTAGGAGCGTCGTTACGCATGTGTTCGAACTGGTGGAAGCATCTTCACGAGCCCTACTTTGCGAGCAGCCATGAAAAACTACCTATGCACCTTGACTAACACTCCATCTCCTGACTTGAGGGCGGTCATTTTCGCGACAAGCCCACAGAGTCCTTTTGACGAAATAAAAAATATCGAGAAGCAACTGTGCAAAAGCAAGATTAAGGGAAAAATTCTTTTTGATATGCTTTTGGCAAACGGCTCAAAGATCAATAGATTCTTCATCGCTGAGTTTGATGGCAATCATATTTCATTACAATCATTAAAGAATGCTGACGACAAGTACTCCTCCTTCTCTAAAGTTTGCGCTGCGACTCTGAGTGAGCACACCGAACAACTTGACGACTCATTGCTGACCAACGCAATGAAATATGCACTAAAAATCGGCACACCCTTTTAGGACAAATACATCAGGGTCAGACCACATATAACCCCAACGCCCCAAAGATGACAACTTCACTTAGCACAGGCTCTCGCGTCGCAGATCAACACCCAGCCCGTCTCTGAACCATTCCTGATAAACTGTCACCCTTCGTATTCTCCATCCCAGATCCCAATGCCCTCAGTCATAGCTCCACCGCAAGCCCTCTCCCGTCGCTTCTCTGTTGCTCCGATGATGGATTGGAACGCCTAAACCTACAGGCCTCACAATACGGGCACTACAGCGCTGCCCTTAATCGGCCGTACCACTTTCGTACCAAGTAGAACATTCCCGAGCACCCACGCTGCCTTATGAGTGAACGACCGCCTGGTAACGAGCGAGGGTTATCAAAATATCAAATCTAAGCCGCTCAATGCCGCTGCTATGCTCAAACCAGTCTGATGCAGGAGCCGACAATGGCACACGAATATTCTTTGGTAGACGTGCTTGAAAGGATGTACCTCAACCAACTGGCCCTAGAGGCAGCGGTCATGGAGCTGACGCTATGGGTAGAGCAGCAAAACGGCTCGGAGGCCGGGGAGAACGCGCGAGGTGCGCTTCATGCCATTGGTGAAAACTCAGGCTTTGTGAAACAGGGACTAGCTCGATTGAGAAGACGCGAATAACTCCCGTGAATGGCGATGAGCCACAAAGACTTTTCCCGTGAGTCATTCGGACGATGAAAGCCAAACGACCGTAAATTAAGGAAAATCTTTGCCAACTTGAACGAATAGCTTGATTTTTTAGGGCAGGTGTGGCTGATTTCGCCTAGGATACTGACAGCACTTAGATTCCGTGCAATCATAGCCACCTTTTTTGTACCTAGCGACGAGTACCTCATGAGCGCAAGTTGGAAAGCTGACGAATTAGTACTTACGCGGTCTGACAACCAGAATCGCTTCAAGCATAACTTTTTGAAGCAGGCTGTTTGCGAATTACGATTTCCGACGCTAATTGAGCTGGGCGAACAACGCCCACCTTCCTCATTTGTGAAAGCGCTTCGTAAAGACTATCCAATCCTGGAGATGAATAATGAATTTACTCTCGGCGTCGGATCAAATAGCGCAGGCTCCAGCAATGTTCACGTATTTAGATCTGCTAAGTCGAACTGGAACATTTCTTTAAAAGAAAATAGCATAGCGATTGAAACAACTACTTATTCTGGATTTAGCAATCTACGAGAAAGAATCCTTCAAGTCATAGATGCTGCAGAAAAAATAATTGACTCGGACTTTTTCACTAGAATTGGGCTTCGATATATCAACATACTGAAAACCTCAGATGAAGACATAACAGCCTGGGTCAACCCACTATTGACGGCATCTATTACCTCCAGACATTTCATTGGCATTAATGACTTTGGGGGAAGAATGCAGCTATTGGCTGACGATGGGGGTTGCCTACTCCAACATGGAATTCAACTTAACCATGGAAATCCGGAACAGCCAGTAAGACCTAGTTATTTAATTGACACTGACACTTATCGTACCGAAGTCTTAGTGTCAGATGCCTTGGACGCAGTAGATGTGATGCACCGCCAGGCATTTGACATTTTCGACTGGTCGATTACTGAGAAAGCTAGAGAGTTCCTATCAACGGACTTAAGATCTAGAAAAGGGGTTTAAATATGGAATATTACGTAGACGTCGCCCCCGTTCCTTCTCCTTCGATGTTTTATACGTCGCAAGCACCATTGAGGTCTAATCCTCCAGCGAGCAACTCGATCTTTGGCGCAACTCAGTTTTTAGCCACAGCATATCCTGGCACGAACTCTGCTAATCGAAACATTGAATCGTTCCAAAAACTCGCCAAAACCACCAGTCAACTTGACTCAACGTTATTGGTACCGAAGGCTGTTGATTGCGCTCCCTTCCGCGCTTTGGGCAACGAACATCAAGTCAGCGCCAAGGATATAGAAGTCAGTAAGATTGCGGAATCACGCATAAGACTCCTTGCAATAAAATACGCGAACGACTCTGTGTCAGCAGAAATGATTGCACGACTAGAAATTCTTAACTCTAGGCTTATCGAAAAATCCCCAAGAGTTACGGCGGAGCAAATTAGCCACTTGGAAAGTTCTATAGATTCAATAAAGTCAGTTGAGCAATCGAGATTGAATCGCGCCCAACGCCTAGGACTATCAGTTTGACAATCACAGTATTTCAATACCCAAAGTCAAAGCATTCAAGATCCTTGACGCCTAGACTATTCAAACGATATCAAACCTATAAACGCTATTTGCAGCACGAATTCTCAAGAACGTGCGTTTATTGCCGTCAACCAGACAGTAGCGCCCCAAACCTGAACTTTGGCGTTGATCACTATAAACCTAAAGGCATCTTAAAATTTGCCGGACTGGTTTGTGACTATCAAAATCTGTACTACTGCTGCGGCAGCTGTAATTCACGAAAAAACAATGATTGGCCCACAGACGAAAAGAAAGGGCCTTACATTGTTAACCCCTGTGACTACATAATGAGCAAGCACCTAAAATTTGATGCAGCCAATGGCACAATGCTCACCCACTCAAAGTTTGGCAAATATACCGAAGAACTACTGCAACTCAACGAAAACACACAGGTAGAGTTCAGAAAAACCACTCTGCACGCATTAAAAATCACCACAAAAGAATTGGCCTCTCTTCACGACCAACAAAAACAACTTTCCGATTTTCTTAAAGCAAATAAAATCTCACTCGACGATTACGAAAAAGAAATAAAGGACATAGATGAAGACATCAAACTAACAGAAACATTAATTCAAAACCTAACAGGAACAAAACCTCCACTTCCTCTTAAGAAAGAACGCTTCGGCGTCGCATTGTCTTAACACCAATAAAACAACCTAAACTTTCCACTAATCTGACGAGCTGAACGCGAAGGGGTACTCCCACGCGCATTCATCCATTAGGCGATCAAAAAGTTTTTGCTGATTTTCTAATTCCTTGTGGTTAGCTAAATCTAAATAATAATTCAGTCCGGCGTGCTCATAATAAATTATCCATTCGCCTGTCAACGCCCCTCTATTTCTTCTCGCTTCAACCCCGCCATAGACGAGTGCATGTGCCACACGGTTGGCCTTAGCCTCCCAGTACTTTTCCATATCCGTATCATCCTCGTCCGACATCAATACTTCATGTAGCTTCATCTTCAGCAGTCCCTGCTTCACTGCGTAATCGCCGAACCATTTGTTCAAGATGTTCTGGGGCAGATGCTTTGCGTCAAAGTAATGCTTGTGCCAGAACCGTCCTAAAATGGGACCTCTGAATTTTTCAGCTGCTTTTGTACCCGTAGGCCGACTTGTCGATAGTTTTTCAAGCAGTGCGATCTCATCTAATACCGAAAATTTATTGATCGTTCTGAGCGATGCACAGTATTGAAGCCGTAATGCTAGGCACTGGCTCATACGATGCGCGTAGGACTCTGATAGGCATACGTTTTTTTTAAGCAGTAGGGATTCGTATCGATGTAGTAAGGGCATAAATTTTTCCCTATAGGTTTTTTGCGACGTCTAAGCCCAAGTACGCGCTGAGTCAAATCAGTTTCTACAACATCCGATCTGAAAGGAATCCCCACCTTATCTGCGACTGCGCTTACAATAGGCCACCACCACAGGGAGTAGGACGTATGCAGATGAGTGACGCGGTAGAAGTTGTTCAGGTGGCCGGTGCAGCCAGTGCCAACAAGAAGCTGGCCGAGGGCTGGAAGTTGTTGGCCGTAGTGCCCAATGCGAATAACGTTGGCGTTTCGCATGTGGCCTATGTGCTTGGCAAGCCAGCCGAGCCGGGTCGTGGCATTTTGGACTGACACGAAGGGTAGGTCATCGCGCTACCAATAACGCCACTTATGTAAAAAAGCCCCCGCACTCGAGCCTGGTGCGGGGGCTTTTTTGTGTCGGCGCAGACCAGAGACATCGCATGATCGATAACCGCCGTTTACACGTGCACGCCTGCATGTGAAGACCATGATTGCCAAAATCTTCCGGGCTAAAAAAAAGAGTAATATAGGTAATCTTGTCCGATTTTTACGCTCAAGCCATTGAAAATAAAGGATTTATAATTTCGATCAAAAGGTAATTTTTAAGTAATATTGAAGTAATCTGATTACTCTTTATAAATGTAATTCTCCACTTCAAAAAAGCCCTTTAAAATCAATATATTGGCAAATAATTACCTTTTCAATTACTTCTCTGTTACTCCTTTTTGTAATCTCAAAGCCCACGGAATACGCGGCCTCCAGCCCCTTTCCCGAAGGTGATTACTGAAATTACTCTTTTTGAAATCCCCCCCCTCTAACATCACAGCAGCGCCTCCAGACCTTCAGAAGAAATACCGCCTCGGTGCAGGGTTCCGCAGGCTTTCGACCTCCCCACAACGCCAAGCTACCGCCCAGCCTGAGCTGCCCGGAGTAGTCCGCAGGGGCGCAGAAAAAACGACCCATTTAGCCCGCAGGCGAGGTGGGGGGACGACGGCGCGCGCCAGTAACAGAGTGGCTCGCTCCAAAAAAACGCACCAAAAAAGAGCATTAAAGTAACGAAGAAATGCTTTCAGAAAGGAGTCTCAGACCTGGCTGTCTACTGACTCAAATACCGTTCTCGCCAACGTATTTGGCTATTCAGCATTTTTCTGAGTCGAGGCATTCAGTTAGACTTGGGTCCGTACGCGCACGAGATAGCCACGACTCTCTCGAAACGGTGATCCCAAGGGCTCAATGTGCGCTAAATGAAAACTGGAATGAGCCCCATCTACCCGTTCAATGAGCAATAAGTGATGGATTTGCCAACCTTGATACGTTCATAGAAGGAACGAAAAATTGATCGAAGGTTACTCAGAGGAGGAGTTTGGTGAGGAAATTCACAAGCATGTTCGCCCATCTGAACCGATTGACACATTAGAGCTACTCAAAGGTCGTCAGGACGAATTAGACGAGATTCGAAGAGCACTCTTTGCAAAAGGACGGCATATTTTCATCTACGGTGACCGTGGGATTGGAAAATCCTCTCTTGCACAAACGGCGGCCTATCAATATCAATCTGCAGACGCCTCCATCATCCAAATTGGCTGCACTAAAACCAGCACTTTTCTAGAGATAATGGAAAGTATCGCCAGACACCTAATAGATTCCTTAGATGCTACCGAGATACAAACCAAAGGTGGCCTCAACCTTAAAATAATAAACCTAGAAATAACTTACAAGACATCAAAAAAACCTGAGACCCCAAAAGTTTTAAACATGGATCAAGCGCTCGATGTAATCTCAGACGTTCGTGAGATACACTCCGACAAACCCATAATAGTTATTGATGAATTTGACGCCATAAGCAATCAAGAAGAGCGTTTTAAATTCGCAGAATTTTTGAAAAAAATGGGAGACTCCGGCACATATGTTCCAATAATTTTTAGTGGAATAGCGACCTCTCTTGACGACCTACTAGGTGGTCACTTATCAAGCATCAGGCAATTAAAACCAATACAACTTAACCCAATCTCTTGGAATTCAAGATGGGACATTCTCGTAGAGGCCCTTGAAGCTTTTAATATTGACTTTGATGAAGAAATAAAATACCGAGTAGCAGGTATAAGCGATGGATTCCCCTATTATGTCCACCTGATTACTGAACACTTACTGTGGGCAATTTACGACGATGAAGACTCAAGCAAAAAAGCTACTTCAAAACACTATCTAACAGCTTTAGAAAACGCTGTAAAAGATGTTCAAGAGCACATTAGAAAACCATACGACAAAGCAACACTGAGGCACAGCCAAGATTTTCACCACATTATCTGGGCAGCAGCTGAATCAGATAATCTTCATAGAAATATCGATTCAATGTACTCCTCTTACGAGCGAATACTCCGAGACCTGAGTAAAGTTGAGCAGTCTGAAAAAATACCGCCCATAGATCGCAAAAAATTCTCACAACGCCTAAGTACGCTCACAAAAGAGAGCCATGGGGCAGTCCTTCGAAAAATGAATGAAAATAGAAATGGCTGGTACCAATTTTCTGAAAACATGCTACGAGGCTTTGTGCGATTGTTAGCTGAAACTCACGGGGTACAACTGTGGATTCAAGAAGCAAAAGCGCCTAAGCAATTGATTCATCCAAGACCACAGCCTATGGGTAGTTCTACTCGTTACCAATCTCTAGTACCACATGGCGTCGGACTCAAAGACGACTAATAAATGAGTGTTAAAAATAATTAGCACCATCAATACAATCGAGAAAAAAATGACAACACTTAGTACGATTACTTCACTACTTGGAGACTTCCTAAAAATAGCTCCAGGCTTAGTACTACTGCCTTTCTCAATATATTTTTTTTGGAAAAAAATTAGTCACAAAGCTTCTGCAACATTTTCAATTAGCATGAATAGAGTAACAGCACCACGACTATCAGACATAGTAATAGCAAACTTAAAAGACAAGCCTCTTGTCATATGGGCACTACATGCCAGGATCAACAAAGAACAATGGTTAACCATCCAGAAATTTGAACACCCCCTTATATTAAAAGGACTCGAAACAGTAAACATAAACCCGCCACCGGTCTCTGAATACAATGTAAAATCTGACACCATCACCAATCCGTTTGGTAGTGGAAAACATGTAGAGATATTCATAACATCCACCGATAAAATCTTTAAATGCCTGCCAATGACTTATCCAGAAAATCTAGCAACTAAAAAGTTTTCAGAACTAACATATATAACCTCAACAATTAAAAGCTACAAGGGAATAACTTACAACAACAATGTAAAATTTGCGATAACCTATGAATACAATGGACAAACAGAAGTAGCACTACTGGAAAACAATGGATGCATGACTCATGGCTGGCCTTTCATCCCCAACAGATTTCAAGCAGACCATATAAGCGACACCGCGACAGTAAGGCGAACTTTTGAGGCGACTGGCATCACCGACATAGTTAAAATACTATCTGTTGTTGACATTGAAAAAAACATCTCAAACTTTAAGTCCTTCTAGGCCATATCAGAACAAACTCAAACATCAGACCATCGTCCTATAAACCTGTAGGAATTTCATAGGACTTGAAGCGCACGACCTCATCCCCGAGCCAGTCATTCACCTGCGCCATACGCGCCTGAATCGGCTCCAGTTCATTGGCTGCATAGATCTGCGCCGCTTCCCTGATCGACCCAAACCCACCCGCGTTCTGCGGAACGATGCCCATCAACTGCGGCGGAATGCGCAAGCTGGCAAGCACGTCGTCTCGGGTCTGGTTTTTGATCGAGTTGAATTCATCCTTGGCCGTGACCTCGCTGACCGGGATGATCTGCAACCCGTCCTTTTTGCCGTTCGGCGAATACACAAACAGGTTTCGGAAGTTGCCAGGGCCTTTAGAGTCCTTAAGCGCTTTGCGCAGGGAGTCGACGTCTGCTTCGTTCTGAGCGGCGTCGGTCATGTAGAGGATGAAGCCAGCATGACTGCCGTTTTCGTAATACTTGCGACGAAACAGCGTGGCCGACTCGTTCAGCAGCGCCGACTGCAGTGCGCTGATCCACTCGGGCAGGCCATAAACTTCCTGATGCAGATCCGCTTCACGCAGATGGAATACGGTGCCAGGCTCAAACTCGTGCTCCTCCTTCCAGCCCTGGACCATGAACTGCCGACCGTCTTTACCCGAGCGCATGTACTTCGCCAAGGGCGGCACCAGCTCACGCACCGGGCCGAGCATCGAGCGCCGCCTTTCCAGATAGCCGTTGCCCAGGCAAAGGAAATCCAGGGCGAACTGTTCGAATGCCGCGCGCGACAGCAACCGGTGCGGGATAAAGGTCTTGCTCAACAAGTTGCGTTTGAACATCAAACCGGAATGCAGATGCACGCTGGAACCCACCGACCGTGCCAGACCATCAAGGGATAAGGGCGGCTCATACCACCGCCCGTTAAACCAGCACTCCAGATAATCGAACACCTCCCGGCCACTCAGCACTGGTGACGGATCGCCGAAGCTGAATGCCTCCATCTTGCTGTGACTGCGAGGGATAAACTCCTGAGTACCCACGGCGGGCGCCAGGGCCGACTGTTTGGTGTTTCTGCGGCGGTTCGACATCAAAAAATCTCCATCCGCCCGGTGTTGGCAGTGGTCTGCCCCTCCAGCGGTTCGTTGTGCAATGCGTGAAAGAGCGCCCACGCCAGATCGGCGTGGCCGGTGTTGTCGTTGCGGCCGGCGGTGTAAGTGAATTGGCGACCGCCTGCGGTGATGGTCTTGCGTATCGCCATCAGCGACTGCGCCATGTCAGTCCAGCCGGCATCGAACTCCAGCCGGCCCTTGTGGATCACGTCGTAGGCCTTCAATACCAGGCGGGTTTTCACCTCGGGCGAATAGCTGAAAGTGGTGACGTTGGGGAAGAATTGGCGCACCAGCTGCGCCACGCCGCTGCCAAGGCCGGTGACATCGATCCCGATGTACGTCACCCAGTAGCGATCGCATACAGCTTTGATGAAGCTAGCCTGCGCCGCGAAGTCCATGCCGCGAAACTGATGCCGCTCGAGTACCCGGAACTTGCCCCCCGGTACCAGCGGAGGCGCGACCACCACCATGCCCGAGCAGTCGCCGGTTTCCGCCGGGTCATAACCCACCCACACCTGGCGGTCACCGAACGGTCGCATGGCAAACGGCTTGTAGTCTTCAGCCCACTCAACCCAACTGTCGACCATGCAGGGCTGCAACACCGTCAGCGGGAAGATGCTCGCGCCATCGTCGACAAACTCGCACATCAGCAGGTTGGCGAACGCCTCGGGGCTGTACTCCCGTCGCAGTTCCTCAATGTCGAACAAGTCACAACCGCCCTGCTCCGCGTCGAAGATGGTGACGATCTGGCGCCACAGACGGTCCTCACAGAACCGCCCTTGCTGGAGCGCGCCATGGGAAACATCGACCTTTGTGTGTTGCGCCGCCGGCTTGCCCTTGTTGAAGCGCTCGCCCGTCCAGAAGGTGTATGCCTCGTGTGCCATGGTCGACGGTGTCGAGAAGTAGGTTTTGCGCCACTTCTTGTGCATCGCCATACCCGACGCGACCTTGTTCAGCTCCTCAAACTTGAACGTCCAGAAGAATTCATCGAAGTAGAAATTGCCGTGGTAGCCCTGAGCGGTACGCGCATTGGTACCGAGGAAGAACAGCTCTGCGCCGTTCGGCAGCACGATAGGATCACCGGTCAACTCAACGCCGATGACTTCGCGGGCAAACGCCTGGATATAGCCCCGGAATAGGTAGGCCTGGTTCTTCGACGCGGACAGGAAGATCTGATTACGCCCGGTCTCCAGCGCATCAATGAACGCCTCGCGGGCAAAGTAGTAGGTGGCACCAATCTGACGACTCTTGAGGATGACGCGGGTGCGCTGATTGCCCGCCCGGTTCCAGTCTTTCTGGTAGTCGAAGCACCCATCGATAAACGCTTCACGCAGCAGCTCGATCTGATCTTCGCTGATGTCGTTTTTCGGGGTCTTTTTCTTCGGACCTTCGTTACGCTTAGCGAGGTTGGGGTTGAGTTCGGTTTCGGTACCACCTCCCTGGAAGCGCTGAATGCGGGCCTGTCGCTCCAGCTGCCGGTGCAGTAGATCGATCTCTTTGAAATCCCCGCTGCTCTTACCTTCCTTGAGGATCAACTGCACCAAACGCGCTTCCAGCGCCCCGCCGATGCGCTCGACGTTATCCGCCCGGTCCCACTCGTCGCGGGCCTTCCAGCTGTGTAGCGTTTTTTCCTTTTCGCCCGTAGCCTCGGCAATCTCGCAGATACGCCAACCCATCCAATACAGGAACTTGGATTGGCGTCGGGGATCGATTGGGAGCAGTTCAGTCGTAGTCATGGCCGCGATGCTGCCGCCCGCGCCTGCGAGTCAGTAGCACCGCCCCTTGTAGTCCCGCCCTCTACAATCCCGTCCCGTTGCCGCAACTCGCGCGCGTCACGACCATGCCCCTCATTGCAACGCACTTAGCGCCCAACGCATTGAGGATTCCCGGCATGAAGAAATTTCGCAGCAATTGGTTCCGCGTCGCCGTCGAGGGCGCTACCTCTGACAAGCGCACCATCAAACGCAGCTGGCTGGAACAGGCAGCGAAGAACTTCAATCCTGCCACCTATGGTGCTCGCATCTGGCTGGAGCACTTCCGCAGCCTGCTGCCCGATAGCCCTTTCAAGGCCTACGGTGACGTGCTTGCGGTCAAGGCCGAAGAAGTGGAAATCAACGGCCAGAAGAAGTTGGCTCTGTTCGCCCAGGTGGAGCCGACGCCCGATCTGATCGCCATGAACAAGGCCAAGCAAAAGATTTACACCTCGATCGAAATCGACGACAGCTTCTCGGACACTGGCGAGGCCTACATCGTCGGCCTGGCGGTGACCGACTCCCCGGCCAGCCTGGGCACCGACGTACTGTCTTTCTCCGCGCAGAAGCCAGAATCCAGCCCATTCAAAGACCGTCATTACTCCGCGACGTCGATGTTCACCGAGGCAGTGGAAACCGAGCTGCAATTTGAAGAAATCGAAGACAAGCCCAGCCTCGGCGCCCAGCTTTTCAGCAAAGTGCAGGCGCTCTTGGGCGGCAAACAAACGAAGGACGATGCCGAGTTCGCCCAGATGGGTCAGGCCGTCGAAGCGATTGCCGACCACGTAAAGGATCTGCCCGAGCAGTTGGCGGCAGAGAAGAAATTCTCCGGCGAGCTGAACACCAAGGTCGAGCAGCTCAGCAAAGACCTGATCGAGCTGAAAACCGTTCTCGGTGACACCCAAGACCACTCCCAAACCCAGCGCCCACCGGTAACCGGCGGCGGCAAAACAGCCCTGGCTGAATTCTGACCTGCGGCCTTCACCGCCCAGCCCACTATCGGAGACACCCATGCGTAACGATACTCGAAAACTCTTCACCGGCTACCTCAGCCAGGTCGCACAGCTCAATGGCGTTGAATCGGCCACAGCCACGTTCAGCGTCGACCCAACCATTCAGCAGCGTCTGGAAACCAAGATTCAGGAGTCGAGCGAGTTCCTGACCAAGGTCAACGTCATCGGCGTCGATGAACAGGAAGGCGAAAAGGTTGGCTTGGGCGTGGGCGGCACCGTTGCCAGCCGCACCAACACCAACGTCAAAAAACGTGAGCCGCGCAGCATTGGCACGCTGTCGAGCGACAAGTACAAGGCAGAACAAACCGACTTCGATACCTTCGTCAGCTACAAGCAGCTCGATGCTTGGGCCAAGTTCCCGGACTTCCAGACCCGCCTGTCCAGCGCCATTGCTCAACGCCAGGCGCTCGACCGCATCCAGATCGGCTTCTACGGCGTTTCGGCTGCAGAGCAAACCGACCGCACGGCGCACCCACTCTTGGAAGACGTCAACATTGGCTGGCTCCAGCAATATCGCACTCACGCACCCGACCGCGTGCTGAAAGAGGGGGCCGTCGCCGGCAAGATCACCATCGGCAAAACCGGCGATTTCAAGAACATCGACGCCTTGGTCTACGACGCCATCCAGTTGCTCGACCCTTGGTATCGCCGCAATCCTGGCCTGGTGGTGCTGACCGGCCGCGAACTGGTACACGACAAGTTTCTGGCCCTGGTCAACAAAGACCAGGACGCGACCAACACCCTGGCCAGCGACTTGATCATCTCGCAACGCCGCGTCGGTGGCCTGCCGCTGTACGAGGTGCCTTACATCCCTGAAGGCACAATCCTCATCACCACCTTCGCCAACCTGTCGGTGTACTGGCAGATCGGCGGGCGCCGCCGCTACCTCAAGGAAGAGCCAGAGTGGAACCGCGTCAGCAACTTCGAATCGTCGAATGAAGCGTATGTAGTCGAGGAATACGGCCTGGGCTGCCTGCTGGAAAACATCACCCCAGTCGAAGCAGCCGGCAGCGAGGGTTAACCCCATGGTTCTCAGCATCGCCCAAGCCCACCAGCGCCGCGCCCGCGCGGCCATGGAGGCGGCAAAGACGGCACCCCAGCAATCAATGGCCGGTGCCACTGCTTACGAGCATCAGCTAAATCAGCTGCTGCAGGACCGTTTGCGCTTGAAAGCCATCCAGTCCAACGAGGGCAAGGCCGCGTTAAAGCTGCAACTGCTGCCTGAGTACATCCCGTATGTCGAGGGAGTGCTCGAGGCCGGTAACGGCGCCCAGGACGACGTCATGACCACCGTCATGATCTGGCGTGTCGACGTCGAGGACTACAGCGGCGCCCTGGACATTGCCGACTACGTGCTCAAGCACAAGCTGATCATGCCGGACCGTTTCGAACGCACTACGGGGTGCCTGGTGGCGGAAGAAATCGCCACCGCCGCACTTAAAGCGCAAAAAACCAACGGCAGTTTCGACCTGAGCATCTTGCACCGAACTGTCGAGCTGACCGACGCCGAAGACATGCCGGATCAGGCCCGCGCCAAGCTGTACCTGGCAACAGGTCGCGCAACGTTGGAAGGCATAACCGCCGAAGAACCAGGCCAACCCGGACAGGTCCAGGCTGGTATTGACCTGCTTAAACGTGCCATCGAGTTGCACGACGGCTGCGGCGGCAAGAAGGATTTGGACGGCGCCGAACGCCTCCTGAAAAAACACGCTGCCACCAGCAGCTAACCGAGCGTCCCCACGCACCCCGCCGGCTCGGGGCGGATCGGCCAGGCCGCTCCTCCTGAACGTGAAGCCCCGACCACCGGCGACCTATTTCGAGTGCAGTCATGAGCGCATTTGTAGCCAGCGGCACAGTCGACAGCGACCATATCAACACCGACCCCTTCTGGCCGTCGATTGACCTGGATGGCTTGCGCGCCAGCCTGCGCATCGACTCCAGCGTCACCCCGGCCCGCCTTGAGACCGCAGTGATCGCAGCCGCGATCAATCTGAACAACGAACTGAGCGAATGGCGAGTCGCCCAACAAGCCGCTGGCCACGCGACGCTGGCGGACGTACCAAGTGATCGCATCAAGGATGTGTCGGTAAAGGTCCACCTCTACCGACGCGCGATCGAGGCTGGCACCGGCGCCGAGGTCTGTGAGCGCTATCGAGACTACAGCGCAACCAACACCGGCAGCGACAAAGCTGAAGCCCTAACCCCAAACATCGACGACTACCGACGCGACCTGCGCTGGGCTGTGCGCGACTTCCTCGGTCGCACTCGTACCACCGTGGAGCTGATCTGATGCCCGTCGCCGTCCGCGCCAATCAAAACGACACCGTCGACACACTCTGCTGGCGGTTCTACGGCCGCACCGCAGGCGTCACAGAGGCGGTACTTGATGCCAACCCCGGCCTAGCCGATCACGGCCCAATCCTGCCGCAAGGCCTTGTAGTCAACATGCCCGAAGCCCAAACCAGCGCGCCCCAGCGGCAGATGGTGCAGCTATGGAACTGACCCTCTGCAACCAAGGAAACCCACATGATGGCTGATCCGACTTCCAGCGTTGTGTCTGGCCTGCTCATTGGCTTGGGCCTGGCCAGCGTCACGCCAGTCATTGATGACGGCGCGCTATTCGGCGCCATCCTCGGTGCCTGGCTGGTTACCAGCACCAAGCGTGACCTGAAGGTCTGGCAACGGCTGGGCTCACTATTCCTGTCGGCCGGCGTGGGCTACCTGTTCGCACCGATGGCTTTACAGGCAATTCCGTTTATCACCAGCGGTGGCAGCGCCTTTCTCTGCGCACTGGTGGTCATCCCGATCAGCATCAAACTGATGGTTTGGGTGGAAAAGGCGGATATCTGGGACATCTGGCGTCGAATCAGAGGGGGCACCTGATATGCAGAACATCGAACTGGCTGTTCAAGTCATCACGGCAATCGCCTACCTACTGAGCGCCCTGCGCCTGGCTTGCTACATCCGAGGCGATGCGCGATATCGGCGCAGCATTTCGCTACTGGCGAGCTTGTTTGGCGCCACATTGTGCATCTGCGGTCTGGAAATTCTCCTTGACCGCCAGCCAACCAGCCTCTGGCAGGCCGTGTCCATCGTGCTGCTCTGCACCCTGATTTTCCGTTCACGCGGCAACGTCGCCGCCCTGTTGAGGCCCAGCGCATGACCACCACCCTCCGCCACGGCGACCGTTCACAAGCGGTGCTGATGCTGCAAAAGAGTCTCAACAAGAACGGTGCCAACGTCGTGCCGGACGGTGACTACGGCGACGCCACAGAAACCGCCGTCCGCGCGTACCAGGTCAAAGTGGGCCTGGTCGCCGATGGCGTTGCCGGCACCAAGACTCAAGCCAGTCTTGCCGGTGGCGACTGTACCCAGCTGGTACGCAACAACGACCTAGTGGTCGCTGCCGAACGTCTCGGCGTACCGCTGGCGAGCATCTACGCGGTCAACGAAGTGGAATCCAAGGGCAAGGGCTTTCTCGACAACGGCAAGCCGGTGATCCTGTTCGAACGCCACATCATGTACCGCCAGCTCGCCACGGCTCGAAACGCGGGCGATGACCCTGCCGAACTCAAACGTCACGCCGATCAGCTCGCCACCGCCAACCCCGCCTTGGTCAATCCAAAGCCTGGCGGATACATCGGCGGTACCGCCGAGCACCAACGCCTGGCCATGGCCCGCCTGATCGATGATACCGCCGCCCTAGAGTCGGCTTCCTGGGGCGCCTTCCAGATCATGGGGTTCCACTGGAAGCGTCTCGGCTATGCCAGCGTGCAGGAATTTGTGGCAGCAATGAGTGCCGGCGAATCACAGCAGTTCGACGCCTTCACCCGCTTCATTGAGACCGATCCGGTGCTACATAAGGCCCTGAAAGCTCGCAAATGGGCCGAGTTCGCCAAGCTCTACAACGGGCCGGACTACCTACGGAATCTCTACGACACCAAGCTCCAGCGCGCCTACGAGCGGCACGCCGGTTGCGAGTGTGGGCAAGGAGTGGCGGCATGATCGACTTCGACGCGGTAGAAAAACTACGGGTGCAGGACGGTGACGTGCTGGTGGTGCCCGCGTCGTCCGAACATGACGACATGCAGCTCCTGGCCGAGTCCATCCAGATAATGAACGGCGCCCGGGCCGTGATCGTGCGTGGCCCCATCAAGCAGCTCGACACCGCAGCCATGAACAAACTCGGCTGGTACCGCGCGTGAGCACCCTGCGCCAGGCCCTGTATGGCCTCGCCCTGCTGGGCGCCCTGTTGCTGATTATCTGGGGCCAACAACAGCGTATCAATGCCGCAGAGAACAAGACCAAGCTTGCAGCAAAGGAGGCCACGGATGCCCAGAAGGACGCTGACCGCAACCTGGAAACCGCCAACACCCTCATCGCTACCTTGAAACAGGAGCGCGACGCCCAGAGCAACCTGCGCGTCCAACAGGATCAACTGCGCCAGGGTCTGGCGAAACGCGAGCGAACCATAGAGGACCTGAAACGTGAAAACGCCGAACTACGCAATTGGGCTGATCAGCCTTTGCCTGACGCTGCTCGCCGGCTGCGCGAGCGCCCCGCTCTCACCGGCGCCGCAGCTTACAGTGACTGGCTGTCCGGCCGTGGTGCCGTGCCAACTACCAGCGACCAGCCCGCGCAATAACGGGGACCAATTGACCGATCAGGACCGCACCGAAGCTGCCTGGGCCGATTGCGCCGCCCAGGTCGACATGGTCTACAAGCACCAGCAGGCCCAACCATGAACAAGCCCGAAAGCCTGCGCGCCCACCTGCTGGCCACCGTTGCCGAGTTCAAACACAACCCTGACCGCCTGCTGATCTTCATCGACAACGGCCGGGTTCGTTGCACGGCTGCACATACCCTGTCGTTTGAATACAGCTTTGACCTGCAGATCATCCTCACCGAGTTCGCCGGTCATCCCGACAGCGTGATGCTGCCGATACTAGGTTGGGCCAGCGTCAATCAGTCAGAACTGCTGGAAAGCCTCGACAAGGTCAAGGACGGCATTCAGTTCGAAGCCGACATTTTGGACAAGAACAAGGTGGACCTCAGCATCACCCTGCAGCTGACAGAGCGCGTCGTCGTGGGCAATGACGACCAGGGCAACACCACTGTCAAACACCCGAATGAACCACAGTACGTGCCGGGCTACCTCGATCCGAAATGGAAGCCGGGGGCCCAGGGCAACACCAGTGAATGGATTGTGCCCGATGGCAAGTAACCTGGAGGCGCTGGAGACCTGGGCAGCGGTTCTACTGGCACGGTTGGAGCCTGGGGAGCGCAGCAAACTGGCTCGGACCATTGGACAGGAGTTGCGTCGCAGTCAGCAGAAGCGCGTGATGGGACAGGAAAACCCGGACGGGAGCAAGTATGCCCCTCGCAAAAAGCGGGACCTGCGAGGTAAACAGGGCCGGGTTCGGCAGAAGTTGGCGATGTTTAAGAAACTGAGAACCGCCAGATACATGAAGGTGAGAGGTGACGCCACCGCCGTTACCGTAGGCTTCACCGGGCGTCTCGCCCGAATTGCAAGGGTTCACCAGTATGGATTGAAGGACCGCGCTGAGCGAGGTGCACCCGAGACCCGATATGAGCAGCGTGAGGTACTGGGCTTTACGGATTCAGACCTTGATCTAATCCGCGATAGCCTTTTGAGTCATTTAACAAAGTGACGCCAGACCACTAAACATCTCTAGCCACAGTAGAAACAAGCGCCTTTAAATTATCGCACGCCTTACCTAACTTAAGTTGAGCATTAGCTGCCGGTTCCAAATACTTCACGCCCGGCTTCCCGTGCTTGTAATCTTCTTTATGAGCGAGTTCAATATTATTTATTTCATCACGAATATCAAGAATAGCTTGATAAGCTTCTTCCAACTCCGCACCATAAATATCAACAATCATACCTATCCTATTAAAGTCGATATCTCTTTTGGTGGAAGCATTTATCTCATCAAGATATGAATTATAATCAATTTGCCCCTTCATAACTAAAGAAAGAGTTAAAAAATTTCCGAAGAAAACATTACCCCAATGACTCACCAACACATACAACTCTTCGAGACGTTCCTTTTTTGCCCTTCTGCTAACTAGCTTTTCCTCATGTTCCAGTTGCTGCTTCAGGTGTTTTAAATTTGCTTTATTAGTTAATGACACTCCAAAGGTGGTTAGTAGGGAGCCGAATACGACACCTGCGAGACCAACCCAAGCCTCAGAGGGTACTTGCTGAAACACATCTAAGATCATTACTTACGTCCTTGTTTGATTCAGGAACGCAGCAACCTACTTTTTTGGTACTGAAATGTCTATGGCGCTGTGTAGGGGAAGAGCCTACAAGCACTATGAGCTGCACTCCCTCGCGCGTAGCGCCACCATCAGCGCCATGAACGACCTCGCCGCCCTCTCCCGCATGCTTGAAAACCTCATCCGCTTCGGCGTCATCGCCGCCGTGCAGATGGAACCCCCGCGCGTGCAGGTCAAAACCGGTGAATTGACCACCGCCTGGCTGCCATGGCTGGCACTGCGCGCGGGATCCGACCGTGAGTGGGATCCGCCCACCGTCAACGAGCAGGTCATCCTGTTCAGCCCATCCGGCCAGCTCGCCAACGGCGTTGTAATCACCGGTTTACCCAGCGATCACATTCCAGCCAACGGCAACCGCCCTGGCCTACACCGCCGCACCTACGCCGACGGCGCGGTCGTTGAGTACGACAGTGTCGCCCACCACCTGAATGCCACCCTGCCCGACACCGGCACCACCCGCCTGGTCAGCAAGGGCGGGATCAGCATCATCGGCCCCATCAATCACCAGGGCGACTACACCCAAACTGGAAACCAAAACGTCACCGGCACCGTGACCGTTACCACCGACGTAATCGCGGCCGGCATCAGCCTGGTCAACCACCGCCACGGCGGCGTGATGCCAGGCAATGGCAAGACGGGGAAACCAGAATGAACCGAGAAACCGGCGCCGCCATCGATGAGCTGGACCATATCGCCCAGTGCTTGACTGACATCCTCACCACCCGCATCGGAAGTCGCGTTATGCGCCGCGAATACGGCAGCCTGCTGCCCGAGCTGGTGGATCACCCCTTCAATGACGTCACACGCCTGCGGGTGTATTCGGGTGCTGTCATGGCCCTGATGCGTTGGGAACCGCGGGTGAGCCTCAGCCGAGTGCAATTTGTGGGTGCCAACCTGCAAGGCAAGTCAGTGCTGGACCTGGAGGGCAGCGTGGTCGACAGCAATGAACCGTTCAGCCTGAGCCTGCCCCTCCAGCTCGGAGGCAGCGTATGAACACCTTCGCCGCCATCGACCTCAGCCTGTTACCCGCTCCGCAGATCGTTGAGCAGATTGATTTCGAGCAGATCCTCGCCGAGCGCAAGGCCTACGCCATCAGCCTCTGGCCGATCGAAGAACAAGCGACAATTGCCGCGCGTCTCGAAATGGAGTCGGAGCCACTGACCAAGCTGCTCGAGGAGAACGCTTACCGCGAAACCATCTGGCGTCAGCGGGTCAATGAAGCGGCAACCGCCAACCTCATCGCCTTCGCAAAGGGCAGTGATCTGGAGAACCTGGCCGCGAACTACAACGTCAAGCGCCTGGTGATTCAACCAGCCAACACCACGGCGACGCCGCCGATCCCGCAAGTGATGGAGACCGACGACAGCCTGCGCGAACGCACGCAAATGGCCTGGGAAGGCCTCAGCACGGCGGGCCCACGTAACAGCTATATCTTTCACGCCCGCGCAGCGGATGGGCGAGTGGCCGACGCCACTGCGGAAAGTCCATCACCTGCAGTCGTGGTGGTGACCGTGCAGGGCATGCTGGCCGACGGCACCGCTGAGCCGGGCTTGCTGGAAGTGGTGAAGACCTACCTCAGCGACGACGACCGCCGCCCCGTGGCCGACCGGCTGACGGTTCAGGCGGCGCAGATCCTGCGCTACCAGGTCAAAGCCAAGCTCTACCTACTCACCAGCGGACCTGAAACCGAGCCCGCCCGCGCCGCTGCGGAACAGCGCCTGCGCGCCTATGTGCACCAGCGTCGCCGGCTGGGCATGGAGGTCTCCGAATCTGCGATCCACGCCGCGTTGCACGTTGAAGGTGTGCGCAAGGTCGAGCTAGAGAACTGGGTTGATATCGTCGCTACGCCCTACCAGGCCCCGTATTGCTCTGCCATTCAGCTATCGGTTGGGGTGGAATGATGGGCGCCCAACACCTGCTGCCTGGTAACTCGACGCCGCTGGAGCGTCAGGCCGCAGTGGCGTTAGCGCAAATTCAGCGGGTGCCCATCCCGCTGCGCCTGCTGTGGAATCCAGACCTGTGCCCGCTGGCTGTCCTGCCCTACCTCGCCTGGTCCTTTTCTGTGGACCGCTGGGACAGCACCTGGTCGGAGCCCACCAAACGAGCAGCCATTCGTGCGGCGTACTACATCCACTCGCGCAAAGGCACCGTTGGCGCCCTTCGCAGAGTGGTCGAGCCGCTGGGTTATCTGATCGAGATTATCGAATGGTGGCAGACCGCCCCGAACGGAGAGCCAGGTACGTTCGCACTCAAGGTTGGCGTCCTCGACACCGGCATTACCGAAGAGATGTATCAGGAACTTACCTTCCTGATCGATGACGCCAAGCCCCGCAGCCGGCACCTCACCGGGCTCGCTATCAGCCTAGAAACAAGAGGGCTGCTCGGCGTTGGGGTGACCGTCTACGAGGGCGATGAAATCAACGTTTACCCGCCCACGCAACACGACATTGAAGTCACCGGCTATCTCGGCGCCGTTGGCCGCGAACACACCATTGATACCCTGGACGTGTACCCATGATCGATTCCAACTCGCAATTTTTTGCAATTCTGACGGCTGTTGGCGAAGCCAAACAGGCCAATGCAAACGCCCTGGGCGTTCCATGGAAACTCACTCAGATGGGTGTCGGCGATGCGAGCGGCACGGACCCCATTCCCAATCGTCTGCAAACCAGACTGATCAACGAACGCCGCCGCGCGCTGCTCAATCAGCTCAAAATCGATCCCGCCAACCCCTCGGTACTGGTCGCCGAGCAAGTCATCCCCGCCGATGTAGGGGGCTGGTGGGTGCGTGAAATTGGTCTTTACGATGCCGACGGTGATCTGGTCGTGGTAGCCAACTGCGCACCGAGCTTCAAGCCGCTGCTGGCTCAAGGCTCTGGCCGCACTCAAATCGTGCGCATGAACTTCATTGTTTCCAGCATCACCAACGTGGTGTTGAAGATCGACCCCGCAATTGTCTTGGCCACGCGGGAGTATGTGGACCTGTCGATTGATTCGGTGCTGCCGGCCAACAAGACACCTGGCACCTATTTTCAAGTGACAACTGATAAGCGCGGTGTAGTGCAGTCTGGGCGCAATCCCAGCACCCTGGAAGGGTTTGGGATCACCAACGCCCTGGCTATTGGTCAATACGGGCTGGGTGGTACTACAGCGCCGGAAATGGGTATCGATACTGTCGGTTTGCCGGGTGGCTTCTATTACTTTGGGGCCGGTAACACCAGTTTCGGCAATAACATCGGCCTGGTAAACATCCCCTACGGCGCAAAAACCTACGCCGGCCAAATAGGTTTTGAACAGGGCAACATTGAGCCACGGGTATTTGTTCGCGGCTGCAAAGCGTCCAACACCTGGGGCATGGCGCGAGAGCTATGGCACGCCGGTAACTTCAATCCGTCACTCAAGGCAGATCTGGCCACTACCCTGGCAGGTTATGGCATTACCAATAGCTATACCGCCACGCAGATCGACACGGCGCTGAATCTTAAAGCTCCCGCGAATAACCCGATATTGACCGGCCTGCCGGAGTGTCCTACCGCTCCTACAGGTTCAAATAACAGACTGATCGCTAACGCGGCATTTGTTCAAAAAACGGTTCAAGACGCGATTACGGCGGTAATGGATGGCGCGCCGGGCGCCCTTGATACGCTTAAGGAACTGGCGACGGCACTGGGTAATGACCCGAACTTCTCGACGACGATACTGACGGCGCTTGGCACCAAAGCGGATAAAGCCACCAGCTTGGCGGGTTACGGCATCACTGATGCCGTGAAAACCGGACAGTACGGTGTGGGCGGATCCACTGCGCCTACGGCAGCCATTGACACTGTGGGCTTGCCTGGTGGGTTCTACTACTTCGGCGATGGAAACACCGGGTTTGCCAATAACGTTGGCCTGGTGAACATCCCGTACGGAAACAATGGATACGCGGGCCAACTTGGCTTTCGCCAAGGGCTGGTTGAGCCTGATATCTATGTGCGTGGCGCCCGCGCAGGCGGTGTATGGGGCAATACCCGCAAGCTGTGGCACAGCGGTAACTTGGACCCGAATTTGGTCTTCCCGACAGGCACGAGCATCCTGTTTGCAGGACCGACACCGCCGGCTGGATTCCTAAAAGAAAACGGCGCGGCTGTTTCTCGCATTGCCTACGCGAACCTGTTCGCAGTGATCGGCACCACTTATGGCGCCGGGGACGGCATTACGACGTTCAATCTGCCCGAATCCAGGGGCGAGTTTCCCCGAGGCGCAGATGATGGTCGAGGCGTTGATCCAGGCCGCAGCGTAGGCAGTTGGCAGGACTCGCAAAACAAGGATCACAACCACCTCTACGGTGCGATTCACAACAACAGCTACGGCCTCAGCGCAACCGGCATTGCAGGTGTGAGCCCTGGTCAGGCGCAGTATGCGACCTCCTCTTCTGGCGGAAGCGAAGCACGCCCACGCAACACCGCACGACTTATGTGCATCAAATATTGAGGTGATCCATGAATGACTCTGCGCTGGTGGTGCATCAAGCCCACCCTGTGACTGGTGAATACCTTGGGCCGTGCCAAGCCGATCTTGATCCCATAGTGGAGGGAAACTGGCTGATTCCTGGCATGGCATTTGTTGAAAAGCCACCCGAGCCTAAGCCAGGTTTTGCGGTCGTGCATGTGCCTGGGAGTGATGAGGTGTGGACCCAGCTCGCAGACCATCGCGGCACGGTTTACCAGAAAGAAACAGGTCAGCCGATGCAGTGGGAGACTTTTGGGGCTCTCCCTCACTTTGTCACTGACAAGCTATTCCCTGGTATGGGATTTCGTTGGGGCGGCCAGGATTGGTTACTTGACGAAAACCTGCGTCAAACTGGCTTGATCAACGCCGAGCGCCAATGGCGCGATAGCGAAATCGAGTCGGTCAAATGGCTGCGAGAACGTCATCGAGATCAGCAGGAAATTGGGGTAACGCCCTCTCTTTCAGCGATTCAATTTAACGAGCTACTGGTCTACATTCAGGCCTTGCGCGATTGGCCGCAGGCTTCCACCTTCCCGTCAATGGATGGCCGCCCCACCCCACCGGCGTGGGTTACCGATCAGTCACAGTAGTCGCAAGAACCTGTAACGCCTCCCCCTACAAGCCCCCGCGCTCGCCCAACCGGCGCGCGCGCGGCAGCCTGTGCACTGTCATTCCATCACAGCGCAGGCAACCACCCATGGCCGGTTCAGACTATCTCCACGGCGTGCGGGTCATCGAACTCAACGACGGCACTCGCCCCATTCGCACCATCCCCACCGCAGTCATCGGCCTGGTATGCACGGCTGAGGATGCGGATCCGCTTATGTTCCCGCTGGACACACCTGTCCTTCTGACCAGCGTTCAAGCCGCCATCGGCAAAGCCGGCGTTAAGGGGACCCTGGCGTCCAGCCTGCAGGCCATTGCCGATCAGACCAAGCCATACACCATCGTGGTGCGGGTCAAGGAAGGCGCCGACGAAGCGACCACTAAAAGCGCCCTGATCGGCACTACTACAGCCGACGGCAAGTACACCGGCATGAAAGCCCTGCTTGCCGCCAAGGCCCGTGTGGGCATGACGCCGCGCATCCTCGGCGTACCTGGTCTCGACAGTTTGCCGGTGGCCACCGCCTTGGTATCGGTTGCCCAGGACCTGCGCGCCTTCGCCTACGTCAGCGCCTGGAACTGCAAAACCAAGGAAGAGGTGGTTGCTTACCGCGAGAATTTCGGCGCGCGCGAAACCATGGTGATCTGGCCGGACTTCCTCAACTGGGACACCGTCACCAGCAAGACCGTTACCGCCTCGGCGGTGGCACGGGCCCTGGGCCTGCGGGCGAAGATCGATCAGGAAACCGGCTGGCACAAGACTCTCTCCAACGTTGCCGTCAACGGCGTGACCGGCATCAGCGCCGACGTGTTCTGGGATCTGCAAAACCCGGCTACCGATGCCAACTACCTCAACAGCAATGAGGTCACGACCCTGATCAACGAGGGTGGTTTCCGCTTCTGGGGTAGCCGTACCTGCAGCGACGATCCGCTGTTCACCTTCGAAAACTACACCCGTACCGCGCAGATCCTCGCCGATACAATGGCCGAGGCGCACATGTGGGCTGTGGACAAGCCCATGCACGCCTCCCTGGTGCGGGACATCCTTGAAGGCATCAATGCCAAGTTCCGCGAGCTGGTTGCGCAGGGCTACCTGATCGGCGGCAGCGCCTGGTACCCGGAAGATATCAACGACAAGGACACCCTCAAGGCCGGCAAGCTGACGATCGATTACGACTACACACCAGTGCCGCCCCTGGAAGACCTCACGCTGCGCCAGCGTATTACCGACAGATACCTGATGCAGTTCGCCAGCCAGATCAACGGCTAAACCGGAGCTCCCCGAAAGGGGAGTTAACCCGCTGCCAAACACCCGGAGAACACCGCCATGGCCATGCCACGCAAACTCAAAAATCTCATGCTGTTCAACGACGCCAACATCTACAGGGGGGTGGTGAAGTCCGTCACCCTGCCCGCCCTGGGCCGCAAGATGGAGGCCTATCGTGGAGCCGGCATGAATGGCCCGGTCAAAGCTGACCTGGGCTTTTCCGACGACGGTATCCAGTTGGAATGGAAGACCGGCGGGCTGGACCTGATCAGCCTGAAGCAATTCGGCATGGTCAATGCGTCGGGTGTCGCCATGCGCTTTTCCGGCGCCTATGAGCAGGACGACACAGGCGAAGTCAGCGCCGTGGAAATCGTTGTGCGCGGCCGGCACGAAACCATCGAAATGGGTGACGCCCAGCCAGGCGAAGACACCGAACATTCGATGACCACCACCTGCACCTACTACAAGTTGACGGTGGACAACGAAGAAATCATCGAAATCGACCTGCTCAACTTCATCGAGAAAGTCGGCGGCGTCGACATGCTGGAGAAACAGCGCAACGCCCTGGGCTTTTGAACCCTAACCCACCACGCAACACGCTCACATATCACCAGGAGCTCTACCCATGAAAACCGCAGCCACCGAACAACCTGACGTTCAATCACTGACTGACGAAAACACCGTCATCCTCGATACCCCAATCCGCCGTGGCACCAGCACCATCGATAGCATCACCCTGCGCAAACCCAACTCGGGCGAGCTGCGAGGCGTGAGCCTGGCCGAGCTGCTGCAGATGGACGTCAACAGCCTGATCAAGGTGTTACCGCGCATCAGTTCGCCGACCCTCACCACCATTGAAGTTACGTCCATGGACCCCGCCGACCTGGTCGCGCTCAGCACGAAGATCACGGGTTTTTTGCTACAGAAATCGACGAAGACGGATGCATCCCTCGTTGCGTAGAGGAGGCCATGGCCGATCTGGCCGTGGCTTTTCACTGGGCACCGGCTGACATGGATCAGTTGGGCCTGCAAGAACTGATGGACTGGCGCGAGCGTGCCAGGGTGCGGAGTTCCACCGATGGCAAATGATCTGCGGCTACAGGTGGTGCTGGATGCCATTGACAAAGCCACCCGCCCGTTGAAGCAAATCAACAACGGCAGCCTTGAGACCGCCCGCGCGCTTAAGGCTGCACGTGACCGCCTGAAAGAACTCAATACTCAGCAGAAAGACGTCAGCGCCTGGCGCGCTCAGCGTGCCGCCGCCGACCAGACCGGCACCGCACTCACCGCGGCACGCGATAAAGTCAAAGCCCTCAGTCAGCAGTTTGCCGCGACCGGCGCGCCAACTAGGGCAATGACGCGCGAGTTTCAGTCAGCGGTACGCGAGGCCACAAAGCTCAAGCAGCAACACCAGCAGCAGAGCGTTCAACTGCAAGGCCTGCGGTCAAAACTCAATGACGCCGGCATCAGCACTAAAAATCTGGTGGCCCACGAACGCCAACTGCGCGAGCAGCTCACAGCCACCAACGCCAGCATCAGCACGCAAGGCAAGCGCATGGCGGAGCTGAGCGCCCAGCATAAGCGCGCGGCCATGGCCCGGGGCAGCTACGACAAGGGCAAGCAGTTCGCGGGCAACGCGGCCGTGGCCGGGGGCTCCAGCTTGGGCGTTGCGTACGCAGCCAGCCGCCCCGTGATCGGCGTGGTAAAGGAATACGTCGACTTCGAAACCGCCATGATGGGCGTAGCCAAGCAGGTCGACGGCGCGCGGGACGACAACGGCAAGCTCACCGCCACCTATTACGAATTTGCGGACGCGATCAAAGCAGCCAGCAACGAAATGCCTATTGCCACCACCGAGTTCGCCGCTCTGGTCGAAGCCCAGGCCCGGGCCGGTATTCAGGGCAAAGAAAACCTGTTGACCATGGCGAAGGTATCGGCCACCGCCGCCGTGGCGTTCGATCTGCCGGCGGAACAGGTGGGCGAGGACATGGGCCGGATCGCCGGCTTGTACAAGGTACCGATCAAGAACATCTCCGAGTTGGGTGACGCGCTCAACTACCTGGACGACAACACTCGCTCCAAGGGTGGCGACATCATCGAAACGCTGACCCGCATGAGCGACGTAGCCGACAAGCTCGACTACCGCAAGGCCGCAGCATTGGGCAGTACGTTCCTATCGCTGGGCTCGGCACCAGAAGTCGCCGCGAGCGCTTCCAGGGCGATGGTCCGTGAACTTTCCATCGCCACCATGCAGAGCAAGAAGTTCCAGGAAGGCGTGGCCATGGTGGGCCTTGACTCAAAGGCTGTGCAGAGCGGAATGAGCAAGGACGCCATGGGCACAATGATGGGTGTCCTGGAGCGGATCAAAAAGCTGTCACCTGAGCAACAGACTGAAGCGTCAACGCGGATATTCGGCAAAGAATTCGGAAAGGACGCCGGCAAGCTGGTCAACAACCTCGACGAACTGAAACGTCAGCTCGACCTGGTGAATGACGCCGCAGGCAATGGCTCGATGCAGCGCGAAATGGATATCCGGGCCGATGCGATCGAAGGTCGCTGGCAGGTGCTGCGGAACAAGTTATTCAACACAAAAAGCGGCGCAGGTGAGGCCGTCCGGTCGACCATGGTCGACGTCATGGACGCTATAGGCGGTGTGCTGGACAGGGTAAATGCCTGGGTCAAAGCCAACCCGACGTTGACGGCGACCTTGCTGAAGATCGTAGCCAGTGTGGCGGTGTTGTCAGCGGTTTTCGGCGGACTCGCCCTCACACTCGCCGGCATCTTGGGTCCGTTCCTGTTTCTACGCTTCGGCCTGGCCATGTTCGGTATTCGCCTGCCCGGCGTCATCGGTATTTTCAAGGTGTTCGGCACGGTTCTGCGAACGCTGGGCGGGATTTTGATTGGTCCCCTGGTGACCGCACTACGTACGGTTGGCATAGTGTTGTGGGGGCTTTCCGCTAACCCGATTGTCTTGGTCATCGCTGCTGTTGTCGCTGCACTGGCCGGCGGCGCGTACCTGATCTACAAGAACTGGGACGCGGTAAAAACCTACTTCGCCAACGCCTGGACCGAAATCAAATCGGGGTTCGACGGCGGGATCATCAGCATCATCAATACCCTCACCAACTTCAGTCCCGTCGGCCTCATTTACCAGGCGTTCGCTGGAGTATTGAGTTACCTGGGCGTGGATCTACCAAACCGGTTCACCGAATTCGGCAACATGATCGTCAATGGCCTGGTCACCGGGCTGATGGCTGGACTTGGCAGCGTCAAAACGGCCATCAGCTCAATCGGCGAAGCCAGCATTGGTTGGTTCAAGGAAAAGCTCGGCATTCACAGCCCGTCGCGGGTGTTCGCTGAGTTGGGCGGGTTCACCATGGCAGGCCTGACACAGGGCCTGGAAGGTGGACAGAAAGGCCCATTGGACGCCCTGACCAGCATGAGCAAGCAGATGACAGCGGCGGGCACCCAGGCACTGAGCACAACCGCAATGCCGGCGTTTTCCGTGGACACTACGGCACCGATCAGCAGCACACCCGCAACAGCCGTCTACGACAGCCACGACACCTACGAATTCACCATTACGGCGGGGCCAGGCACGGACATGCAAAGTTTGGAAAAAAGCGTGCGTGCACTGATGGCCCGCATCGAAAACGAAAAGAAAGCGCGTCAGCGCAGCAAACTTTCTGACCTGGAATAACCACCATGATGATGGCCCTCGGCATGTTCGTGTTTAGCCTGTCCACTGCCGCCTACCAGGAGCTGCAGCGCCAAACCGATTGGCGCCATGCCAGCAACAGCCGGATCGGCGCGGCGCCCGCGCGGCAGTTCCTCGGCCGTGGTGACGATGCCATAACCCTCCCCGGCATCATCTTACCCGAGCTGGCTGGCAGCGCCCTGAGCCTCGACGCGATACGTCTGATGGCGAATACCGGCAAGGCCTGGCCCATGGTCGAAGGCAACGGGCGGATATACGGCCTGTGGGTGATAGAGAGCCTGAGCGAGAACAAGACCATCTTTTTCATGGACGGCACCCCACGGCGCATTGAATTCACCCTGAGCCTCAAGCGCATCGACGGCGACCGCATCGATCTGCTCGGCGCCGGCACCAGCATTGGCGTCAACATCTTGCGAGGCCTGCTGTGATCGACTCAATCATCTCCAAGGTCACCGGCTACGTGCGCAGTACCGCCGAGCAGTACGTCCGTGACGCGGCCTATCCCGTGCCGGCCTTTCGGCTCACCGTCGATGGACTGGACATTGCGAAACTGATCAGCCCGCGGCTGATGAGCCTGGAGCTGACCGACAATCGCGGCGTCGAGGCCGACCAACTCAGCATCACCCTCAGCGACCATGATGGTCTGCTGTCGATCCCGCCAAAGGGTGCGGTGTTGCGTTTATGGTTGGGCTGGAGCGATACCGGCCTGGTGGACAAGGGCACCTACACCGTCGACGAAACCGAACACAGCGGCGCGCCGGATGTACTCAGCATTCGCGCTCGATCGGCAGATCTGCGCAAGGGGCTTAAAACCAAACGAGAGCGTAGTTGGAGCAACACCACTCTCGGCGACGTTCTGGGCGACATCGCCATTGGCAACGGCCTCACCGCCACCATCGCCGGAGCCCTCGACGGTTTACCCATTCTGCAGCTCGACCAGGCCAATGAATCCGACGCGAACCTGATCAGCCGCCTGGGTGAAGAATTCGACGCGGTAGCCAGCGTCAAAGCAGGCTGCCTTCTGTGCCTGCCGGCGGGTGGCGGCAAGACCGCCAGCGGCCTGGACCTGCCCCACATTACCCTCACCCGCGCAGACGGCGACCAGCACCGCTATCTTCAAGCCGACCGCGACAGCTATGACGGCGTGCGTGCGTACTACTACGACGTGAACAGCGCCAAGAAACAGGAAGCTATTGCCGGCGGCGGCGATAACCTCAAAGACCTGCGCCACACCTACAGCGACCAGCAGTCAGCCCTGCGCGCCGCCCGTGCGGAGTTTCGGCGCCTGCAGCGCGGCAGTGCCACGCTCAGTTACACCCTGGCCATGGGACGGCCGGACCTGATCCCTGAACTGACCTATACGCTCCAGGGCGTGAAGGCGGAAATCGACGAGATCATCTGGTACGGCGGCAACGTGCAACATAGTCTCACTGCCGACGGTGGTTATACGGTGAGCCTGGAGCTGGAAAGCAAGCTTCCGGAAGACAACGTTGAAGACCTGGCAGAAGAGAACAAGGGCGATTACACGGGAATCATCGCGTATTACCGCGATCAGAAAACAGGTAAGGAAAAGACGATTACGGCGGGGGATCAGAAAAAACCGAGGAGGTTGCGTTGGTTATACGCTTGCGAAAAAACGGCAAAAATAGCAGCAGCCCGCGAATTTTCCAGGCTCACAACTTAATAAAAACGGACGGCTGTGTCATTATTTGGTAGCACTCCGACATCACAGGAAAAAAGAGCATAATGGAAATGCAAACTGAAAATGGGCAAATCAGCCACGAAAACCGTTTTGGCCGACTGAATACAATGTCAAAACATGATATAAAATCTTGGCTAGCCGAAGAAAAAAAATTCTGGACAAGTATAGCATTAGCGCTAAAAGGAAAACTTAACACTGACAAAACAGAAAAAAATAATCTAAACGTAGTCGACAATTATCTCAATATGGTTGAATTCGCACTTATTGCAGACGGTGATATAAGCTCGCTCGTTCATGTTCAAAATGAAACCCCCCTCCCATTTCACGACGACCTGGTATTTAGCGAACACTTACTTCCACTAACTTACAAAGGACAATTTTCAGTAGCAAGGTTTGTGTTTGAAGTTTCAATAAACTCCAACCACAAAAATTACCTGAAGACTTACGACAAACATCTGCAGTCCATTGAAGAAAGCTTTCAATCAAACACCGATACAGTACTAAAAAGATACGACGATGATTTATCAGAAAAAATATCCAAACTAAATGAGTCCATTGAAAAATCACAAAAAACCATCATCACCCAACTTGAAAGCGAATTAAACGACGCACAACAAAATATAAAAAATACAGTCACTGCCGCAACTAGTGCTATTCTTTCAGCAGAACCGGTAAAATATTGGATCGATCGAGAAGACAAGCATAAAAAAAAGGCGAAAGCCTTCCTTTGGCTTATTGGACTTGCGTCAGTCTCTTTTATAGCAGTGCTTGTCATACTCTCTCTCTCTGTTTATAAAAACGGGGAGCAATACATAGTACTTGGATTTCCAATAACGTTGCCTGCTGAAAAATTCAGTATCGCACTGCTTATTATTGCAACAACGTCTGCGATCTGGATAATCCGAGTCCTAGTAAAACTCATGATGACTAATCTCGCTCTAGAAATTGAAGCCTTAGAGCGATCGACTATGATTAGAACATACATTGCTATGGACAACGCAAAAGCAGAACAAGCCGAAGAAATAAGAATGCTGTTTTACTCTACGCTCTTCAAACCATCCAACAACAGCCTTACGGATGATTCAACTTCCCCTGAATACATTCGCATAATAGAAGCAATGCTACAGAAGAAAACCTAACCCTTAGCTAAACCCCCGGCCACGCCGGGGGGGGAACATTACTCTTCGGGTATTTGAGAAAGCACCTCTGCACAACGAAAAACACGATCCTGATTGACGTCTGAGAGGCGCCGAAACAATACCAGCAACATCTGTTCCTTCAGATTGAGCACTCCGTCTTCCTGCTCTGATCGCGATCCCATTTCCCCTTGTTGATCCAACATGTCGCTATTACTCCTGTCGTCCGTAATATGCATGTGCTCATGCATAAAAAGACCTTTCGGAGAGATTGGAAAATGCTACCTTCGACCAAAGGGGATCGGGCACGTGGCTCCATCCCGCGTATAAGGTGCAGAGTTTCGTTGTGCGAGCAGTGATCTCGCTGCAATCCATTGTGGTACCAGAAAAAAAGCTTGAGTTTGGCTCGGTAATTGATCGCAAATTGAGCCAGCCATTCTTTGACATTCTGGATCGCGCGCTGCCATTCAGCGCTTAGAGCTTCCCGTCTTCGGTTTTCACCAATGCCGACGGAGGCCCGTCCCCTCAACGCAGATCGACCTTCTCGACGGTGGAAGGTCAATTTTCGCCGTATCTGGCTTGAGTGACTATCTAGGTCCTTTCGCAACCTCAGCCAGCCAGAGCCAGCAAAACCGAAATATCACATCACGCATCGCCTCCTCGTTGGAATTGATTCATGTGCTTCACGGCTTAGACACCTGCGCCATCGCAAACGCCAAGTGCGCAAGAGTCGCGCGGTCGGAGTTCGACATTTCCCGCATGTATCCCAACACCGTCAGCTCGGTGTCGCTCATGTTGTTGACCTCTGTATCTACGCGGGATCCGGTCAGCACGTAATGCACGTCAACTCCAAGGCCTTGAAGGCCAGAGAGATAGCGTACGTCAGGAGAGCTGGTCCCAAGCTCATAGGCCTTTTGAGTCCCACGGCTTACCCCAGCGGTAACGCCAAAGTCGGTCTGGTTTTTACCCAGCCGCTCGCGTTCTTCCCGCAGACGTCCACCAACCCCTGAAGAAATGAGCATTTTTTTGATCAATATTAATTGACTTGAGCAGAAATCTGCTCAAGAATCCTTTTCGTCGAACACGATTAAACACGGACGAACACTATGCATGCACCACAGAGCCCCGAGCAAGCCCGTGCGGTCCTTGATCGCGAGGGCAAAAGCATTGCCGAATTTAGCCGCCAACATGGCTTGAACAAAAATCTGGTCAGCGACCTGCTGAACGGCCGTAAAAAGGGTCTCCGCGGAGAAGCGCATCGAGCAGCCGTACTGCTCGGGATCAAAGACGGCCAGATCACAAAATAGGGCCTCTGGCTCCAAAGGGATACCAGAAGATGAAACGCCCAGTTCTAGACAGCAGAAAAAAGGTCGTTATGGCCGTCATCGGCGCCTACCCCGGCGGTCGTTCGTACGCCTCGGCAGACCTCGGTATGCCGCTTAAGAAGTTCGACAACCAAGCCTACGAAAATGCAGGCAGTCGCCCGCTGACCGACGAACACATCCATCGCCTGGAGAAGGTCGCCGGTACCACGTTCCTGCCCGACTACATCGCCTCAATGTACGGCGGCATGTTCGTGCCACTGAGCCTCCCGGAAACCCTGGACAACGTGGAGCTGTACAGCCGCTCGCTCAAGGCCTCAGCCAAACGGGGCAAGGTCGACCAGATCATGTCTGCTGCCCTGGATGACGGGGTCATCGAAAAGCGTGAAGCAGACGCAATCATCGCGGCCCTGATCACCTACATGTCGGCCCGGTACGCCGAGGTGTTCGCAACCATTCAGCTCTACAGCGCAGGAGCTACCCAGTGAGTACCTACAAACTGGTGTGCCCTCACTGCCACAGCCGGATGCGCATCCGCACCAGCGAAGGCCAGCACATTTTTCTGCGCATCACCTACATGCAATGCACCAACGAGGCCTGCGGCTGGGCAGTGCGTGCTGAATTTCAAATGACCCACGAGCTTAGCCCAAGCGGCATGCCTAACCCGGCTGTCCGCCTCCCGGTTGCAGATGTGGTCATTCGTCGCCAGGCAATGAAAACCGCCAATGATCAACCTGATCTGCTGGACCAAATGGAAATGGAGGGTGCGTGATGAATACTGCTACCGATTACCAGGAATACCAGGCGACCATGCAAACCGCTGGCCTGTCCTTCTTGCAACGTCACCAGGGCGAGTACCTCGGCAACGACCAATTGCTTTTCTGCCGCGCGGTGCAGCACCTGGTCAGCAGCTTGGAAGTGCCTTTGCACATGGCTGAAAAACTGGTCAGCCGCGCCTACGGTGAACTCAAATCCAACAACGACCGCCACCAGTTGGACGTCGATGCAAGCTCCGGTGCCGTGGCTGTCATCACGGACCCGGCCAGCGGAATGACCTGGGCCGTCCCGGTCAGCCTGATCTACCAACGCATCATCAACGCACCGGAAAACCGCCGACTGCGCCTCGTAACACCGTAACCCCCGACTCCCCCCCCGGCCCCGTTTCCAATGGGTTTGGGTGAGCTTTGCCCGCAATCCGAGGTGGACCATGGAAATCGACATCGCCATCACCGCAAAACTGCCCCGCGACCAGGCAGAGGCCCTGCTCCAGGACCTGCGCGTGCAGTACTCGGCACTGCTCAACGAGCACTGGTATGACGATCGGTTTCGCATGATCCCCGAGGGTTTGCGGCACGGTTCATTGCTGATGGCCTTCCCCGGGTTGGCAGCAAGAAAAACCCTGATGGGCGCCCTTAAACACAGCCTCGACGAAGCGAAGTAAGCCACGATGGAAATGAAAGAAAGGCTGCGCGCCGACGTCATCCAACGCATTGAGCGGGATTACCAGCTCAAGTACATGCGCGGTACCGCCTATATGCGTAAGGGTGTTTGCCCTGCCTGTGGCCAGAAGACCCTCTACACCTTCTACGACTCGCCCTGGACACTGATCTGCGGACGTCCGGAAAAGTGCGACCACCGCGTCCATGTGAAGGACGTTTACGACGACTTGTTCAACGACTGGAGCAAGACCGCCCCGTCGACGCCAGACAACCCCCAGGCCACGGCACGCGCATACCTTGAATTTGCACGGGGCTTCAAATTTGAGCTGATTGCCGGTTGGTTCACCCAGGACAACTACTGGGATGGCCGGCTAAACATCGGTAGCGCCACGGTGCGTTTCGCACTGGAAAAGGGTGGGTACTGGGAACGGCTGATCGATCGGCCAGATCGCTTCGGCAAGATGAAAGCGCGCTTCCGCCCCACCGGCGATGGTTTGTCCGGCTACAAAGGCGTCTGGTGGTGCCCGCCGAGCGTCGACCTGCTGGAAATCGACGAGCTGTTCATAGTAGAGGGAATTTTCGACTCCATTGCACTGGTGCACAACGAAGTGCCAGCCGTGTCGATGATGTCCAGCGCTCCCTGCCCCATCGACTCACTCAAGGCCCTGGCCAAGCTGCGCCACGACGCTGACAAGCGCTTGCCGCTGCTGGTGTGGGCCCTCGACAACGAGCCCGTCGCCAAGGCCAACATGCGCCGCTGGGCGAAGGAAGCGCGCGAACTGGGCTTCACCTGCAAGGCTGCGGTGATCCCACAGCCCAATGGCAAAAAGGTTGATTGGAACGACCTGCACCTACGGTGGAAGCCGATCGAGGGTGAGGACAAGCGCGCCGAGCGGATCGAGCAGGATCTGGACGAAGCCCGTCACCACGGCGATTTGCTGCTGGCTGACTCGGCTGAAGAAAAGGGGTTCCTCATCTACCTGCGCGACGAGCGCAAGGAATTCAACTTCACCTTCCGCAAGCGCCTTTACTGGTTTCGGCTGGACCTTGAGCGGTACGACCGTGCCATGGCCGATCTGGAGAGTTCAGACCGCCATGAGGACCAACTGCTCAACGACGACCAAAAGCGCTACAAGGCACTGCGGCAATCTGGCTCAGTGACCAGCATCGCCAACTGCAATTTCCAAGCGCTGTATTACATGCGCAACGACCTGACCGATGAGGCCTGGTACTACTTCCGCATCGAGCGCCCGCAGGGGCCGGCAATTAAAAGCACGTTCACGGCCAAGCAACTCACGTCGGCGCCCGAGTTCGCAAATCGCCTACTAAACGTCTCAAACGGAGCGATGTTCGAGGGCAGCGCCCAGCAGCTGAAACGAATTCTGGCGCCCCAGCTCGACAACCTCAAAACCGTCAACACCATCGAATGGATCGGCTACAGCCGCGACCATGGAGCCTACGTCTTCAACGACCTCGCTTTTCACGGCGGCAAGGTCCAGGTGCGCAACAAGGAAGACTTTTTTGACCTCGGCAAGCTGAGCATCAAGTCACAGAGCCAGTCGCCGGTGTTGCACATTAACACCGACCTCAATGCCTACAACGAAGGTTGGTTCGACATTTACTGGCGCTGCTTTGGCGTACAGGGCCTTGTGGTACTGGCCTGGTGGCTGGGTGCGTTGCACGCAGAGCAAATCCGCCAGATCCACAAGTCACTGATGTTCCTGGAGCTGGTGGGTGAAGCCGGCTCGGGCAAGACCACCCTGGTGGAGCTGCTGTGGAAGTCGGTCGGGCGGACTGATTACGAAGGCTTCGACCCGTCCAAAGCGACGGCCGCAAGCCGTGCGCGCAACTTCTCGCAGGTCAGCAACCTGCCGGTCGTGCTGATCGAGTCAGAGCGTGAGCAAAAGGAAGGCCAGCCGGTTAAACACTTCGACTGGGACGAACTGAAAACCGCCTACAACGGCCGCAGCGTTCGCTCCACGGGCGTTAAAAACAACGGCAACGACACCCACGAACCGCCGTTTCGCGCCGCCTTGCTGATTGCGCAAAACAACCCAGTGAACGCATCAGAGCCAATCCTGCAGCGTATCTGCCACGTCCACCTGACACGCGAGCACCACACGCCGGAGACCAAGCAGTACGCCGAGCAGCTGGAGCGCATGCCGATGGACAGCATCAGCGGCTTCCTGGTCAAGGCGCTGCAACGCGAAGCCGAAACCATGCGGCTGCTGGAGGAAAACACCTCCGGCTACGAACAGGAGTTGCTGGCCCAGCCCGGTGTGCGCACCGTGCGTATCGCCAAGAACCACGCCCAACTGCGCAGCCTGGTGGACGCACTGGCCGGGGTCGTGCCGCTCGGCGAGCGTCGCAAGGCCCTCGCACACGCCGAAATCAGCCGTATGGCCCTGGAGCGGCAGCAGGCAATCAACGCCGACCACCCGACCGTGCGCGAATTTTGGGACCTGTACGAATTCCTCAATGGCATGGATGAGAAAGCCGCGTTGAACCATGCGCGCCGCGATGGGTTGATCGCCGTGAACCTCAACGAGTTCGTGGAGATGGCTGCCAACAAGCGGCAGCAGGTTCCCCCGTTGAGCGACCTGAAGCGCCTGCTCAAGACCAGCAAGTCACCCAAGTTTCTGGAGTCGAACAAGCCCGTCAACTCGGCGCGCCAGGTCGACGCTTTCGACAAACCTAAAACCATTCGCTGCTGGGTATTCCAGGGCGCGTAGGGGCTGCAACCCCTCGGCACCAATCACCCAAAGGAGAAGCACCATGCATATACAAGTCATCACCGGCGAGGGACCGAACGGTGCCACGAAACAGCTTAAGCATTTGAAGGAACTGCATGAGTGGATCGGCGAAGCAACCCAATTGGTACACGCCGAGGCATACAGCACCGCTGGCCTGGTCGAGATTCTGGAAGTCCGTAGTGCCACGGAACAGGAGCTTCTAGTGCTGGAGTGCAGCCGAGAACAGATCCAGGCAGTCCTGGAATGGTAGTCAGCATCAGATGAAGTTGTCGAGTTTGAAAACCTGCTGCTGCACCTGGTGCGGAAGCAAAACCCAACCGGCGAAAGCCAGTAAGAAGGTGGTGTCGAGGGGCTGCAACCCCTCGACACCGACCACCCAAAGGAGAAGCACCATGCAAGTGAATCAACCCAAAGGCGGTACCGATGAGGCTACCACAACCCCGTTGGCAATCGGCGACACGGTCACCTATGTCGAAATGAGCGGCGGTGGCCGGGAATACCGTCTCGCCGCTCGTAAAGGCGTGCTTGTTGGGATAGATGGCAACGTCGCCACCTTGTGCGCTGCAAACGGTCGCAGCATCACCCAACCTCTCGACAAGCTGACGCCCGAAGGCCAGCCCAATGCGCTCACACGCATGCTCATGGGAGGGCAGTGATCATGGCTCAGCAGGAGGTTGGCGTATGACCGTATTTCTTCTGCTTTACCTGTGCGCGGATGCGACACGAACGGATTGCCAGGTGGTGAGGGCTGAACGCTGGAGCGGGCCTCACGCATACGAGCGATGCACCAATGTTGTACCGGGCCTCACCGCCGCCCTGAGTGCGCCCAACCGGGAACGACACCGGTTTGTTTGCGAGGTCCAGGATGACGGAGCACAACCTGTAGAACTCACGGTCCAGGCGAGGTTCACCCATCAATCGTTTCGGATGTAAGGGGAACATCATGAACACAGCGTTTATCCTGATGGCCCAATACGAGGGCCAAGCGATTATCTCGCTGGAGCTGGTTTGCCGGGATTACTTCACGCACCTGACGCCAGACATGTTCCAGCGCAAGGTGATGAGTGGTCAGATCAAGTTGCCGATCACTCGCCTGGAACCTAGCCAGAAGTCGGCCAAAGGCATCCACCTCACCGACCTGGCAGCTTACCTCGATCTACAACGCGCGGCCGCGGTTAAAGAGCACAACCAGCTCAACGGGATAAAACACGCCGTTTGAGCCGCTTCTCTGATGCGGCGCCCAGTTGGACGGGCGCCCTCAGTATCCTTCCGTGCCATTCCCAGCCCACATAGCGATCACCCTTGCCACGTAGGTGTGTGTAGCGCCTCATTGAATTCCAATCCCGGTGGCCAGACACACTTGACACACGCGGGATATCCCAATCCATTTCGAACAGTCGGCTGACGCCCTCATGGCGAAGGTCATGAAAGTGCAGATCCACAATTTCGAGGAACTTACAGGCTCTCGCCCAGGACGTGGAAACTGACTCAGGACTGTAGGGGAATATATCGTCGCCGGCGTTCGGCATTGACTGGAGGATCTGCCACGCTTCGTCCGGCAGATAACACCAAACATCGTTGCCGATCTTCTGCCCGGGGTTTTTCATGTCACGCACCAGCACTCGCTGGCCTGGCTCGTCGACGTCCGCCCACTGGATACGGGTTATTTCATCCAATCGGCGCGTGGAGAACAGGGCAAAGCCCACGACTTTCAGCATATTGATGACGGTTGGCCGCCGCCCCTGCATGGACTGGAAGTGCGCCAGCACCTTTCCCAACTCGTCCAAAGTCGGGCGGCGGTCACGCTCACGGCTTTTGAGGTTATAGCCCAACTTGCGCAGCACCCGGCGGGCGCCCCCCATGGCTAGCGGGTCGACCTGGTAGCCCCAGGCATCTTTGGCGATCGCCAGAACAGCGCCGAGGTGCGCCAGGTCGTTGCCAGCGGTCTGTGGCTGAACCCCGCCACCCTCTCCGCTCATTCGCCAGAGGGCGAAGTCGACGAGGCATTGGGTTGTGACGTCGGTATCGTTGAGCTTTCCGATATCCATCTTGCCAATGGCCTCAAGTGTGGCCTTCTTGGTTTTGCCCAACGGCCGGGCCTTTTCCACTTCCAGCAGGTACTGGTCGATCATTTCTTTGACGGTGACGCGCTGCCGGCTCGCACGCTCGATCGCTCCAGGCTGGTCCAGCTCCGATTCACGCTTGCGCGCCCATGCCTGGGCAGCCTGTTTTCGGGCGAAGGTCTGGCTCTCTTGGTAGACTTGCACTCCGTCGCGTTTGATGCGGATTTGAGCCGTGTAGCTCACAGTCCCATCCGCCAGTTTTCTTGCCCTGATAGTCGCCATATCGAAAGTGGTACGCGTCAGTTTTGAAGTGGTACATCGTACCAC